GACTATGGTCCTCGTTGGCGGAAGTATCTTTATGCGAAAAATCCTGCTTGATGGCAGGCCAAGTGGCGACAAGGGCATCTACGGGAAACATTGCGCCAATTCAAGATGACACAGGAAGAGTTTGACGCCATGCTTGCGGCCCAAGGAGGCGTCTGTAAGATTTGTGGGGGGCCTCCAGTAGGAAAAACTCGGCTGAGTATCGACCATGACCACCAGACGAATGAGGTTCGTGGTCTGCTGTGTGATCGCTGTAATGTCGGTCTTGCTCAGTTTCAAGAGAAGACTGACTTGCTTATACGCGCAGCCGAATATCTCCGTAAGGATTCTCTGTGAGCGGCTATTCGGCTTACACGAATGAGTTGGGCATCCGGGCCATTCGGGTCCACTATTCCGCCTCAGCCGAGAAGAATGTCCTCCATGAAGACCCCGAAGTGGCCAAGCGTGCTTCTGAGTGGTACGAGCTGGCCCGCCGCATCTACCCGGACCCCAACCAGTGGGCCCAGGAGATGGAAATTAATTGGTGGATGGCTGCCGGCACACGTGTCTACCCCGAGTTCTCTGAGACCATCCATGCCAAGGAGCTGGACTACTTCAATTCCCGAAAAGTCATCTACCGGGCGTTCGATTTCGGGTGGCACACTCCGGCCTGCCTCATCGCCCAGATCGATGAGAAGGATCGACTCATCATCATGAAGGAGATTATTGGGCGCCAGGTCACCACAAAAGAGTTTGCCCAAGATGTCATCCAGAAATGTGCCCAGTGGTTCCACGCGGAAGATAGCCCGCTGATGCGTGCCGCAGGCTATGAGGATTTCTGCGACCCTGCGGGCCAGAAAGTGAGCGCCAATGGAGACTCCGAGAAGTCTGAAGTCCGTGACGTGGAGGTACTCAATAACCTCAAGATCTATCCACGATGGGAGTACGGCTGGTCTCGAAAGGATGGGCGATCATTGGTTCACCAATTGCTCCAATTGCGGGTGGATGGTACCCCGTCTATCTACATTAATCCTTCAGGATGTCCGACACTCATGCAAGGATTCCTCGGGAAATATGTATACCCTCCACGCAAAGGTGGAACTGCCCATGACGAGCCTGACGAGAACGCTCACCCCTGGGCAGACGCTCACGCGGCCCTCCGATACCTCGCCACCGGCTTATTCAGCGCCCTTGGTCTCAGACGGGGAGTGCCAAAACCTGTTCTCCCCATCAAAGTCACCCACCACGGCTACGGCACCCCTGTGGGGCGGTCCCCGTCGGCACGATGGCATTCACAGTGAAGAATGGGCCGAGTTCTGCCGACAAATTGCTCAATTTCCTCGTGGGCAAAGTGATGCGGGCGACCTCTGGGCTGGCCGCGCCCCAAACCGTTCGGCGGATGATCCTGGAGCGCATTAATACTCAATCTACTGAGTAATGGTATAATAGCCATCAGTTAGCCGGATAGGCTCTCCGTGCGTCGCTGGCCCGCAAGCTAAACATAGGCCAGCATCCCCAAGGAGTTCCCGCCCATCTATACCGAATCAGACGGCGCCAAGCGAGATATCCCCGTCGAGGGCCCCCAGCTCTCCGAGGGCAGAAAGCTCCAGAACTCTCTGACCCCCCGCCTAAACGAGGAAGACGAGAGCCGCCTCAGCCATCAGATCCTCTCCGACTATCATGCCTGTTTGATGGATCGGGCTGAATGGGAAAATCGGCTGGTCGAGTGGGATAACGCCTACTATGGCCGCGTCGAGGAGAAGGTCTTCCCGTGGCCAGGTGCCGCCAACTTCCATGTCCCTGTCACGGCGACGGGCATAGAGACCTTCAAGCCCCGTTTGGTTGAAGGGGTGATGGGCCAAACTCCCCCGATTATGGTTGTGCCTACCACGGGGGCTCTTGAGGACAAGAAGGAGATCGTTGAGACCTTCCTGAACTGGCAGACGGTCGTTGAGATGAAGATTGCGCCCATCGTGGCTCAATCCGCCCATCTCTTCCTCCATCCCGGCCTTGTGGTGGCAAAGACCTACTGGAAGGTTGAGCGGAAGCGCAGGAAGTACATCAGAGAGTTTGAGGGCGACACAGAACTCCCCACCATTCTGGAAGCTCTCTTTGGCGCACAGCAGCCCATTGACTTGAAGTCTGAGGGGGACCTCAAATGGACGGGCATCATCCCCACGACTCTGATGGGGGGAAGTGCTCTAGAGGTGACGCTCCAACTCAACTACATTGAGGATTCAGGGGCCCCTGTGGTTCAGGTGCTCGTGGAGCGGGAGGAGGTGATCGAGGGCCCCCAGGTGGACCTGATAGACCCCCCAGATATTATCGTCCCAGCAAAAGGCGGCGATGATCCCAATAAGCTCCCCCATATCACGCACCGGTTGTGGCTCAATGAGAACGATCTTCGACGCAAAGCCCTGCAAGGCCGATTCTATGCGGATGTGGTTCGAGAACTCCTTAACTCTGGGGCGCCTCGCGGGGATCAGCCCACCATGGATAGCAACGCCTATCGGCAGGCTCAAGACGTTGCTGAAGGCATAGAGGGCTATGGACCATCCAACGTCCGACGATCCCAATGGGAGGTTCTGGAGTCCTACCGGCAATATGACATTGACCAAGATGGGCTGGATGAGGAGATCATTGTTTGGACCTCCCCACATGCCCGAGGACGCATCTTGGGTTGGGATTATCTCGACAATGTCTATGCCCACGGCAGACGGCCTTTCCGTGTGGGTAAGTATTACCCCATTCCCTTCCGCTTCTACGGCCAGTCCTTCGCCGAAGTCGTAAAGGGCATCCAGGATGAGATCAATGCCATCCACAATCAGCGGGTAGATTATGGCACTATTCAAAATCTCCCATGGTTTGCCTACCGAGGCTCCAGCACACTCCCTGCCAATACTCCCTCCCTCCGTCCCGGCCAAGGGATTGCCCTCGATAACGTTACGGATATCGCATTCCCTAAATGGCAAGGAGATCCTGCATGGGGGCAACAGGAAGAAGCCGTCTTGATGCAGTACTTCGAGCGCCTGACTGGGCTGACAGACCTCTCTATTGGTCGCCAACCCAATCGTGTGGGTGCTACACGTACTGCGGCGGGCACACAAACGTTACTATCGGAGGCTGGACTGAGGTTCAAGGGTGCGATGACAGCCTTCCAGATGTTCTGGCTCGGTGTCTTCTCGGATATTCTCGCACTCGACCAAGAATATCTACCCCCTAATAAGGAGTTTCGCATCACAGGCAAGCGTCCCACCCAAGTCCAGATCAAAGATCGGACTGAGATCCGAGGGGAGTATGATCTTCGCTTGGCCGCCACCTCCGAGACAATGAATCGCCAGCGGATGCGAGACGATGCGACCGCTGTCCTCCAATCCGTCCAAAATCCTATTGCCATGCAGGGGGGAATTATTGGTCTGAAGGGGGTCCGAAAGGCCTATAAGAAGTTCCTCCGCTCCTTTGGAGAGGACCCAGACCTCTACCTCGAAGATCAAGCCCCCATTCGTGACCCAGCCGAGGAATTGATGATGTTCAACGCGGGGGATTATGTCAGTCCCGTGCAAGGCGAGAACATCTTGGCGCATATGCAGGCTCACCAGGCCGCCCTCCACGATCCTACACTCCGACCCGAGGTCCGATCCCTCGTGCAGCGCCATATCCAAGAGACCTTCCAGTTGATGCAGCAACTCCAGATGATGCAGGCCGCGCAGCGGGGCCCTCAGAAGCCCCCAGGAGCCCCACAGGGCTCTCAGGCGGCAAACGGAGCCCGTGGGGCAGCCCAACCCCAGATCCCCGGCCCCACGAACGCTCAGGCGGCTCTCCCTGCGCCACAGGGGGGAATGAATGGCGCCTGATCCTGACCACGAGCGCCGGGCCCTCATTGGGGCCCACGCGCACCGGATGGTCTCCACGCCAGAATGGGATCTGTTTACTCTCCAAGTGAAAGAGGTAGAAATGAAGCATGCGGAGAGTCTCATTACTGCCAAGGACGATTGGCGCTTCGAGCAGGGGATCATTCAGGGGATTCGAGAGGTGATGCGCCTCCCCAGCCTCCTGATCGCCCAAGGACGACGATAAAATGGCCTATCAGTGTGGCGTCTGTGGGGATAGCTATGAGAGTATCCATGACTGCTGGCTGGCCCGGCATACTCAGGAGCCCTTTCTCCCCCCTACGGAAGACTGCACAACGTTCCTTCCTCTCGGCGAGGCCCCTGAAGATCCCCGTATCCCGGAGCGGATCAGACGAGCCGATATCTCGAATCTGTAATCTCCCTATCCCGTATCTGTAGCCCATTGCATTCTCCACTAATCCGCAGTACAATAGCCCTAATAGGAGATCTCCAAGCATGGCAAGCCTGAAAACCACCATCACCGGCAATCTGGGAGCCCAGCGTGAAGCCGAAGGGGCCAAGTTCTTCGACAAAAAGGTCAAGAAAGCGGGTGATGGAGGCGGTGGAAGTCCCTTCAGCCCCATGTCCAAGCCCCGATTGGCTCAGACTGATGCTCAGATTGGCTCTCTTCCTTCTGGCGGTAATACCGTGGGAGGTGTGGTGGGCGGGCTGAGCGACAAAGGGAACTATCAGGGCATGAAGGCTGGCTGCTCGTGACGCAAGCCGATCTAGATAACTGGTTCACCTATCACTCCCCATCTCCGGATCAACTCCCGAAGTATCTTGCTATTCGAGAGGCGGGCAAGGCATTTGCTCTGTCGATTGTCGAACACACCCCAGCCTGTGCGGATCAAACCGTGGCTGTCCGAAAGATTCGTGAAGCCGTAATGGTTGCCAATCAGGCGATTGCCTGTGGGGGCAAGTAATGACCAAAATGTCCAATAAGCACGAGGTGACCTTCAAAAAGGACCCTCAGAATGACCGCCGAGAGATGGTCTCCAGCATGAAGGGCTTCAAGGGCT